CCCCGCTGAATACCCCTAGGTAAAAAGACCAAAATCTAGGGCAATCAAGGTTGTGTCTACTGTAACGCCATAGACATGACTATATCCATGACAGTATCCATGACAGTAGACACGAATATATTTACTGTATCCCTAAAGGGATAACAATAGTAAATATAATAAGGGTTTCACCCTTAATTGGCTTTACGCCTTTTAGGGCTTGCCAATAAGGGTGACCCTTATGCAACATCACCCGATGAGCCACCACGAAGCCGACCAGCCGAACCCGCCGCGCCGCAAGCGGGGCCGCAGAGATTTCAACAGCAAGCCGACCTACTGGCAGACGATGTGGAAAAAGCACCCGGAGCGTCTGCGTGAACACATCACACGGATGTGTGCGGCGCGCGAGGGCAAGGCGGCGGAGAGGGGTCGGCTTATCCAGGCGATCTTCGACATGATGCCCACCGAGCCGATGCGCCCGTTTGAGTTGCGTGATACTCTGGCCCTCCTGTGGCGGGAGACTTACAACGAGACGCTCGACCGCAAGACGGCATGGGCCACGGTGAAGGCGGCACAGCGGCGTGGGATGGTCGGGCAGACTGACGACAATCTGTACTTCGTTCGGCACAGCGTTTGACCTGTTGACTGGATACAGGTTGTCGGCATGACTGTGGATACATTGGTCATCGACAACCACAGCGACTTCGTGCCGAAAGGTCTTGAGAAAGACATCATGGAGTTGCGGCGTGTCGCCAGCCGAAACATCTTTCGCGCCTGCCAGATACCCGACACGGAGGTGGCGGCTCTGCTGGTGAAGGAGGCGAGCGTCATGCTGACGGTTGCCGTCAAGGTGGAGGAGATGCTGGACAACCTATGAGCGCGAAGTCCGAGATGCGGGCGATCTACGCCGCCTGGTGGAAGCGTTGCACCGCCGAGCAGAAGGCGAAGATGCTGGAGACTGGCTTCGACCCGGAGAACCCCGAGTCCAGCGGCGTGGGCTTGGCGTACCGCTATGTGGACTCGGACAACGAGACATCTTATGACAACGATGGACGGGCGCAGAACACGCATGGGCCTCGGGGCTACAATGTGGACTCGATACAGCGGCGGGAGTACCGCCCCGAGGATTACTACCTGCCGTCAACGCCGCACATGACCGACCGCAACTACACCAAGGACGAGGTGTTGGACATCATCTCCAAGATACTGTCGGTGCTTGGCGACAGCGACCATCCCGAGAACCGTTTGCAGGCGACCTGCATCCTCATCGCCATCGGGATGCCTGGTCAGCCGCGCATGACGGCCTTGGCGAAGGAACACGATCTCACGCGCGCGGCGGTGAGCCTGCGGGTCAAGACCATCCAGCGGAAACTCGGATTGCCGCCCTCGGTCTACATGAAATCCGAACACGCTTGCGCGAGGCTGAAGAAGAAGAAATGAGAATGGACGACAAAGTTACCACGGTGACGCTTTCCAATGTCATCATCAACGGTGTGAATGTACCGCCAGAAGGCTCTACGCTTACCTATACCGGGCTTGAAACAATCGGTATGCAGTTCGATTGCGACCATCGTGGATACGCAATCTTGCATACTGCAAGGCCGATTTTCCAGCAAGCCAAGCCCGTTCAACTGAAGGTTGATACCATAACCTATGGTACACTTATGGGCTGGCCTAGTGCCGAAATCGTAGCCAAATACATTACACAATGAGCCAACCCAAGTTCTATGTCTTTCACCAGAACAACTCTGGTGGTTCCTATGAAATCACCGATGATTTGGCCTGCGAGGTAATCATCGAGGCCACCAGCGGTGATGATGCCAACCGCAGGGCCAAGAAGATTGGAATTTATTTCGACGGTTGTGAGTCCGGCATTGATTGCGATTGCTGTGGCGACCGCTGGTATGAAACTGATGATAATGAGGGAACCGATACGCCAAGGATTTACGGTGAGTCTGTGCTGGACTATGAACCTCTGTACGGAAAAGGAAATAAGGCTTATTGCGTGATCCACTACATGGACGGTCGGAGGGTCCGTTTGACCAAATGAGCGAACGCCCACGATACAGCATCTTCATCGGCTACGAGAAAGATGGTGAAATCCGCTATTACTTTCAAGACCATGCCCCGTACCGAACTGTCGATAACAAGGTCAAAGGGGTAGATTATGGCCTATGCTTCCATTACCAAGGCCGTGGCTTCACCTACAAACGGAAGGCACATGACGCAATCGAGTTCTGCAAGAAACTCAACGCCGAAGCAGGCATCGTGACATGAGCGACCGCCCACGACCCATCGACATCGCCGGACGGCTTGGCATCTCCAAGCAACTGGTCAACGCCTACATCACCCAAGGGATGCCCATTGACTCCATCGAGGCGGCGGAGTCCTGGGTCATGTCGAGGCGCGCCGTCCGTGGCGGTTCGCAGGCCGGGGTCACCAGCGACAGGGACTTCAACGAGACGGTCGAGCGTCAGCGCGAACTGAAGGCTCTGGCCCACCGCAAGTACCTGGACGACCTTGCCAATGACTCGCCCGATGCCAGCAAGTCGTACTCGACCTATGACAAACTGGTAAAGACGCTCATTACGATGGAGAAGGAACTCCACGCTCGCCAGATCGCCAGCCGTGAGTTCATCCGCACCCAGACCGCCATCGATCGTTTCGGCAAGATACTGACGAACCTCCGCAACGAGTTGACCCAACTCGGCACCAAGGTGGCATCGAGGGCGAACCCAGACCACCCGGGCCGAGCGTTGAAGGCCATCGATGAGGAAATCACCCGCATCCTGTCCCGTGTGAGCGAGGCGGTGGCGGAGTCCGAGGAGGAGGTCAAGATGCCCGAAGCCGACCCTATTGAGGTTGACGGCACCACCGAGGAAGTAGATGATACTGAAGAATGAGTTACTTCGAGCCACCTCCTCCCACAAAATACACCGTATTGAGCCTAGGTGCTGGCGTTCAATCGTCAGCATTGGCGTTGATGGCGGCGCGTGGAGAAATCACGCCGATGCCAGACTTCGCCGTGTTTGCCGACACACAGGCCGAACCAACGAGCGTCTACAAGTGGCTCGACTGGCTGGAGACGCAGTTGCCGTTTCCCGTGATCCGTGTGACCAAGGGTAGCCTAACGGAAAGCATCTTGAAGATTAGGGTTAAGGAAAAGTGCAAGTATTCCGAAGCACCGATCACCTACCTTCGGACAAACATTCCAGTCTACGGGCTTACACCAAGCGGAGAGGTGAAGCCTGCGTTGGGTCGTGCCTGTACTGCCGACTTCAAGATTGCACCGATTATGAAGGAAATCAGAAATCGGTGTGGCATCAAGAATGGTCAGAAAGAAGTGACCGTCACCCAATGGATCGGCATTTCATACGATGAGATGCAACGCATGAAACTTCCCGCAAATCAATGGACACAGAACAGGTGGCCTTTGATCGAAAAGCGGATGACCCGCGCACATTGTATCGAGTGGATGAAGAAGAACGGCTATCCAGAACCTCCTCGGTCCGCCTGCTACTATTGCCCGTTCCATAGCGATGAAGAATGGCGCAGGCTGAAGAAACACGACCCAGAGCATTTCCAGAAAGCCGTGGAGTTCGACAAGACATATCGCAGGCTTCAGAATGAAAACCCTGGAGGCTTCAGGGTGGAAGTGTATCTGCACAAGTCCTGCAAGCCGCTGGATGAGGTGGATTTCGACTCCGATCCAGATTGCGGTCAGATTGACTTTGACTTCAAATCCGAGTGCGAGGGTATGTGCGGACTGTGAGTGACGAGACGGCTGACCTCTACGAGTCGCACCTGCGCGCTCTGCTGGCTCCAGACCCCGATGGCGACATCGTGGACTGGCTGGAGTCCAATGTGAAGAATATGCCTGGACCGATGCCTGGTGCCTTTCGGGTCGAGTCAACTCCGTACCTTTCGCCCATCCTGCGGGCTATGACCGATCCAGAGATACACACCATCGTGGTCTTTGGCGCAGTCCAGATGGGCAAGTCAACCTTGCTGGAACTCTGGTCTGCCTTCATCGCCGCGCGCACACCCGGTCCGACCCTGCTCTTGCAGGATGTGGACTTGAACGCCAAGGACTGGCAGGCGAACCGCCTCAAGCCAATCTGGGAGGCTACGCCAGCCGCGCAAGCGAAGATGAGCCAAACGGAGAAGTCTAACTGGCATACGCACCAGTTCCAGCGATGCACGATGTGGGTGCTTGGTGCCGACAACAAGCGAAACCTTCAACGCCGTTCCATCCGCTTCCTCGGCGGTGACGAAGTGTGGTCGTGGAAGAAGGGTCACCTAGGCGAAGCCCAGCGTCGCCGCACAGCCTTCACTTGGAACGGCAAGTCCGTGTTCATCTCTCAGGGTGGTGTCGAGGGCGATGACATCACGAACCTCTGGAACACCTCCGACCGCCGTGAATGGATGTTCCGATGCCTGTCGTGCCAGACGCTCCAATCCTACGAGTGGGAGCAGTTGATCTACCCCGAGGATGCCAAGGGCGGCGGCGGCTGGGAAATCGAGAAGGTAAAGAAGGGCATCAAGTACCGCTGTAAGTCGTGCGGTCAGATGCACGATGACTCCTTCGCCGTCCGGCAGGAGATGAACCTCAATGCGGAGTATGTGCCGATGAACCCGTCCGCGCCGAAGGGTGTGGTCGGCTTCCATTGGAACTCGCTGTGTGCCCAATGGGGTCTGTCGTGGGGCGACCTTGCGGAAGAAGCCATCAACGCCAAGCGCGCCTACGATGAACACGGTGACGACACGGCCCGCATCGAGTTCAAGCAGAAGCGGCTCGCCGTTTCTTGGGTCGAGAACCCGGACGAGGACGGCGGCGAGGTCTTGCCCAGCGGCTACAAGATGTCCGACCCGTGGAACGATGAGGCGGCGATGGTGGACGGCAAGATGATGCCCGCACCCATCACGGAGGACCACCGCAAGTCCAAGCAGTTCGCTTGGCTACGCTCGCTCAATGTCGATGTGCAACGCAACGGCTACTACGCCGTTTGCCGGAGTTGGGCGACCGATGGCAAGTCCCGTGGTCGTGAATGGGCGTTCCTCGCCACCGAGGACGATCTGCGGGCTTTCCAACTCAAGCATGAGGTATCTAACTTCTTCGTCTTTCTGGACTCGGGCGACGGTCCGAATACTGATGGCGTGTATCGCCTGTGTGCCAAGTATGGATGGAACGCCACCAAGGGTGCAGGCCAGAACGAGTTTGCTTGGCGCATCCAGACCCCCTACGGCATCAAGGTCGCCTACCGTCCCTACTCTCGGGCCAAGGTAATCCAAGTCGGCGCGCAGTCCTGCAAACTGTTCCTGTACTCCAACCTAGTGTTCAAGGATGCCCTTGCCCGCCTACGCAGGGCCGGGGCGCACACCTACCCCGAGGACTTCGGGGACGAGTACCGCAAGCAAATGCAGTCCGAGCATCGGACCAAGAACAACGCCGGAACCCCCATCTGGGTACCCATTGGTGACCGGGCGAACCACCTGTGGGACTGTGAAGTTCAAGGCATTCTGTTTGCCATGATGTCGAAGATCATCGGCAAGGGTAAGAACAAGGGGGCTACGGTGGCGGAGGAGAAACCTGCGGTCGAAGCAGAAACCGCTTGACCTGCCCCATCCCAAGGGTAGGTTCCCTACCAGTCGGCGGTTCACGCTCATGGGGTGTCATTGGTGGCTCTAGTGGCGCAAGGTGTGAACCGCCGACCCCTCTCTTTACATCGGGCTAATTCCAAATGGCGCGCGCTACTGGTATTTTCACGATTTTGTCGATTGCCGACATCGAGGACATCGTTGCTCGCGCCGTCGCCCTGCTGAAAGAGGGCAAGACCATGATGGAGTACACCGACTCGGGTACCTCCGTGGTGAAAGGTTGGCCCATCGACATCCAGACGGTGATGCTTGAGGCCCGTTACGCCCTGCAACTGAAAGACCCCCAGAAGTATGGTCCGGTCGATAAGGTTCGTGTCTACAACGGCCTTAACAACTTCCGTTCGATGTAATGAGCAACGCCCCCCGCAAGAAGAAGAAAACGCCCGTAGTCCGCGCCGAGAAGCCCACGCTTCCGAAGGCGGTGGACTTCACGCCGAAGAAGCAGGCGAGCGCGGGGCCGGGTATCTTCAGCAATTTCGAGTCAGCCAAGTTCAGCAACAAGCGTTCTTGGATTTGGTCGTCCTGGCCGCAGGACTTCAAGAAAACCATGACGGTGTTCGACCGCATGGAGACGACCCGCAGGATGCGGTACTTGGAACTCAATGCGGGCCTAATCCGACAGGCGATTGGGGACATGGCATTGTATTCGGTCGGCTCGGGGATCAAGCCGCAGGCGGAGTCCGGCGACGAGGTTTGGGACGATGCCGCCGAAGCCTACTTCCGTGAATGGGCGGAGAAGAACACCGACATCACGGGACGCTACTCGCTCTTTGAACTCCAGCACATCGTCTGCCGTCTGATGGACCGAGATGGCGAGTGCTTCATCGTCAAGACCCGTGGCCCCGGTGGCGCGCCCAAGTTGCAGGTTATCGAGTCTCACCGTGTCGGCAACGCCGCCTCTGGTGCGCCGCCCCCTGGCATGGTGGACGGCATCATGTTCGGACCCTACGGTGCGCCCGTCTACTACAACATCCTGCGTTCGGACGGCTCCAGCCGACAGGTTCCCGCCAACGCCGTCCTGCACCTGTACGAGCCGGAACTAGCCTCCGGCGCGCGCGCTTACAGCCCGCTTCAGCGAACGATCACCCGTGAGAACCCGCAGTTCGACGGCTCGCAGTCGGACTTTGAAGCCTTCGGGATGCGTCCGCAGGACTACGGCAACAACGGTCTGACCGACCCCAACGAAGCCTCGACCTTCATCGGCGGCAAAATCCTGTCGCTTGCCCCTGGCGAAAAGTTGGAGTCCTTTGAGTCCAACCGCCCGAACCAAGCGTTCACGGGCTTCATCGACCACCTCATCCGTGACTCGCTGTCGGGCTTCCTGCCCTACGAGTTCACCTACGACCCGACCAAGATCGGTGGCGCGTCCGTTCGCCTCATCATCGCCAAGGCCGACCGCAAGTTCCAGCACCGTCAGTCCATCCTCATCCAGCGGTTCCTTACCCCGGTCTGGGGCTATGTCATCGGCAACGCCATCAAGGATGGCCTCATTCCCGCCAACGACTACTGGCACCGAGTCCAATGGACGACCCCCCGCCGTGTCACCGTGGACACCGGGCGCGATGCCATCGCCAACCGCGCCGACATCAAGGCTGGCCTCAAGTCTTGGACCCAGCACCAACTGGAGATGGGCAACGACCCGAAGGCGGTCGCCCGTGAACTGTTCGCCGAGAAGGCTCACTTCAAGCAACTTGCCGAGGAGTTCGGCCTCCAGGTTTCGTCCGCCATCATGCCCGAGAATGTGGCACCCTCCGATGTCGATGCCGCCTACCAGAGCGATGATGAGAAGGAGAAGGCGGCGATGGATGACGGCGCGAAGATTGAAGCCGACCCGGACGACCCCAATGTTGGCCCCGACCCCCTAAACGACCCTTCCGATGAATAACCTTCACGCCGCCTACCACAACGGGACTCCGATGCTCATCGAGTCCTACAAGGCCAAGTCCCACCTTGAACGGGTCGCCCAGTTCGACCCTACCGCCATCCAAGCCAATTCCGACATCGAGGAGACGCTGGAACTCATCTTCGGGCCTCGCCCCAAGATGGCGAAGAACGCTGGCCTTGCCGTGATCCCCGTGAAGGGTGTCATCGGTTGCGGCATCAGCGAAATCGACAAGATGACTGGTTCCTGCGATGTCGAGGACATCGAGGAGATGCTTGAAGATGCCGAGCGTGACGACAACATCAAGGTCATCATCTTCGATGTGGACTCCCCGGGTGGTACGGTGACGGGCGTTCCCGAACTCGCCAAGCGCATCCGCAAGTGCAAGAAGCGCACCATCGGCTGGACCTGCAAGCAGGCTTGCTCGGGCGGCTTCTGGCTCCTCTCGCAATGCGATGAGGTCTGGGTCAGCGGCTCGTCCATCGTCGGCAACATCGGTTGCTTCATGGGCTTCCTCAACGAAGCCAAGGCGTACGAGATGGAAGGCTACAAGGTCGAGTTGTTCAAGTCTGGCTGGGCGAAGGCGGCTGGCTACCCCGGCACCGAGACGACCACCGAGCAGAAAGCCCTGTTCCTCGCCGATGTGAAGGAAACGCACGATTGGTTCATCCAAGATGTGTCCTCCGTCCGCACGATGGCGAAGGTCGAGGATATGCAGGGTCAATGCTGGTCTGGTCGCCAAGCCGCCGCCAAGTTGCTGGTCACGGGCATCAAGGACTCCCTCGATGACCTGCTCATGTACATCGGCGAGGAAATCTACGAAGCCTACGAGGGCGCGGAGCCTTCGGTCGGCAACATCGGCACCTACGCCAAGGCGATCTCCGCCGAAGTCACCCCCGAGCAGGGCAAGGACGAGGACGGCACCGCCCCCATCTCCGGCGACAAGAAGAAGAAAAAGAAGGCCGATGATGAAGAAGAAGATGACGAGGAAGGCGAAAAGGAACTGCCCAATGACCCGGGGTGCAACCCCATCATCACGGACGAAAAGACCAAGGGCTAACTTGACACCCTGCTAATTCCAAAATGAGCAAACTGTCCCTGGAAGAACGGTTCAACGCCCTCCAAGCGGCGTTCACGGGCAAGACCACCGAGGTCGAGTCCAAGGTTGCCGAGGTGTCGGCTCTCACCGCCAAGATCAGCGAACTGGATGGCGTTGTCGCCTCCAAGGAAGCCACCCTCATCGAGATGAACGCCAAGTTCACCGAAGCCACCGAGAAGTTCGCCGCTTCGGAAGCCCTGGTTGCCAGCCTCCGTTCCGAACTGGAACAGGCGAAGGCGGCGCATGAGTCCGCTGGCAAGAAGGCCGCCAACATCGTGGCCTCGGTCGGCGTGAACCCTGTCGAAGTCTCCCCCGCCGATGTCGCCGTGTCCGCCAAGTCGGACCAGGATGTCGCCGATGAATGGGTCGCCCTCAAGCAGAAGGATGCCAAGGCCGCTTCTGCCTTCTACACGGCGAACCGCCCCGCCATCCTGCGCGCTTCCGGCCTCAAGTAATTTTCCCCTCACTCTAACCCCGTAATATACTAATATGTCCAACTCCATTGGTGGCTTGACCCTCCAACTCGTTGCCGAAGAGTCCCTTCGCACCCTCGTCCCCGAACTCGTGCCGCTGACCAAGATCGCCGTCACCGACTTCGGTTCCTACGTCGCCGAGCGCGGCTCCACGGTCCACACCCGCTACGCTGGTTCCTTCACCTCCTCGAAGTACAACCCGGCTAACGGCTATGTCCCGACCAACGCCGACTCGACCGATGTCGCCATCACCCTTGAAGAACCCGACTATGTGGATGTCGCCTTCACGGACTTCGAAGCGTCCACGCTCTCCCTTGAGCGCCTCCGCCGCCTCTTCATGGCTCCGATGGCTAACGCCATCCAGTTGTCCCTGTTTAAGGCCGTCCTCGGCAAGGTGACCAACGCCAACTTCTCCGCCAAGGCTTACAACGGCACCCAGGCTCTCTTCGACCGCAAGGCCGTCGCCGCCGCCGCCACGAACCTCACCAAGGCGAACCTGCCTCACAACGACCGCGCCCTCCTGCTCTCGCCGGACGCGCTGGGCCAGTTGGTGCAGGATCCGTCCGTTGCCCAGACCTTCTCGTACGGCGTTTCGGATGTCATCCAGAACAACGCCATCGACAAGAAACTCCACGGCTTCTCCGTCAGCGAGTTCAACGGCTTCGCTGGCCTCGGCACCCCGACCACGGAAGGTCTGAACGGCATCGCTTCCTGCCGTGAGGGTCTGGTGATCGTCACCCGTGTCCCTGCCGCCCCGACCACGGGTGGTGGCGAACAGATGAATGTGACCGATCCCGAGTCCGGCTTCACCTTCGCGCTCCGCTACTTCTACAACTGGCAGATGGGTACCCACAATATGCAGGCCGTCTGGCTCCAGGGTACCTCCGTTGGCAACCCCAACGCCCTCCAGCGCATCATCTTCACCGCCTAATCAGCGGACGGTTTAGGGGGCGGTACTCCGACCCCGATGCGTCAATGCCGAGAGGCCCATCTCCTTGCCATAGGAGGTGGGCTTCTCCCTTTTGGTTGACACCCCGCTAATTCCAGATGGCAGACCTTCCCGCAGAGTGGGCGACCGATG